GGTTTTCGGCAAGGCGGCGCGAGGCTTGGCCTTTTCGACCCGCAGCAGCCGTGCGCCGGCGCGCGGAATGATGAAGGTGGTGGAGGCAAGGGAAGAAAAGACGTTCAGGGGAATTGGATGGGTCATGGAAGGGACTCAACATGCAGGTTGCAAGACGCCGTGGAGCAACGGCAGATAGAACATAAAGTGAACGATCCCATCGTGTCAATGGGACAAATCCCAGTAGACAGCGGAGCGAAAATATGGGCAATATCCCATCATGGATGACGCCATCAAAAATCGCGTAAAGGCCGAGATGGATCGGCAGGGCCTGGACATGAAGGGCCTTTCGAAACTTGCCGGGTTGGGCGAGACCTATGTGCGCGACGCGCTCAAGCGCGGGCGGGGCGGTTCGCTCCCGGCCTTGCACAAGTTGGCAAGCGCGCTCGGGCGTTCGCTCGATTGGCTGATTACCGGCGCCGAGGTGGCCGGCGGCGAATTCGCGCCGGAAAAACCGCCGCGGCGGCGACTCGACACCAGCGTCGATCGCAAAATGGTGGACAGCGCCTCGACCGACGTCGCCTCGACCATTTTCGAGGTGGATGTGCGGGCCGGGGCCGGCGGCGGCGGTGTGCCGATAGAGGCTTTCGTCCATGACGAACTCGGCAATGTTTATGCGGCCGAGGGCATCGCTGCCGAATGGAGCCTGCCGCCCGCCATCATGCAGGGTGTCCTGCACGCGATGGCGAGGCACATCCGCGCCTTCGAGGTGATCGGCGATTCCATGGAGCCGCGTCTGTTCGAGGGCGATCGCGTCTTTGTCGATCTGCGCTACACCACACCGAGTCCCGAAGGCATTTTCGCCCTGTGGGACGGCTATGGACTGGTCATCAAGCGCCTGCAGATCGTCATGGGCTCCGATCCAATGCGCATCCGGGTCATTTCCGCCAATGGCAGCTATGCGCCTTATGAAGTGGGGATCGACGACGTGAAGATCGTTGGACGCTTCGCGGGGCGCTTTACCGCCAACTGACAAAATCCCATCAAGGCCCATTGTCGTTGCTCGGACGTAAAAATGGGCAAAATCACAAAAGTTTAAAAAATCCCATTAAAGCCCATTGACGGGTCGACCGACTTTTGCTACAAATATCCACGTTGAAGATGTGCGCCCGGCGCTCCCGAAAAGGAGCCGCCGGGTTTCTTGTTTCCGCCTCTCGGCGGGCAGATCAGACATGGATGACACATGGCGTCGGACCCGCGCGAAATTCTTGACCGCAAACGCAAGACATGACGTCCCCTCGCCGCTGATATGGCCGCGCCAGAGACGCCGCCTCGGGAGACGCCGCTCGATCGCGTCAACCGCGACCTGGCGATCCTGAACATGCGGCTGCATGGGCTGACCTTTCACGAAATCGCCCGAAAATTGCCAGAGGCGGGGTTTCGCCGCGTGAGCGTCAGCCGCATCTTCGCCATTGTCGCCAAGGCCTTGCGTTCGTGCCGCGATCAGCCGGCGCGCGAATTGCGCCAGCTCGAACTGCTGCGTCTCGATCAATTGCAGGCGGCCCATTACAAGGCGGCGATGGGCGGCGACGCCGCCGCCGCCGCGCGCGTGTTGTCGATCATGGATCGTCGCGCCAAATTGCTCGGTCTCGAAGCCGGCGCCGAGGCGACCAATTCGCTCGACGAGGCGCGGCAATCCCTGCTCAAGAAACTGGACTCGCTTTCGCGCGCCGCAAACGAGAGCGAAACGGGCGCAAAATCCTGATCGCGTCGATGCGCAAGACGCCGACGGACGCCAAGACACTGGCGCGGCTCAGCTCGCGCGAGCGCGCCGCCTTTTTCGGAAAACTCGACGCCGACGAACTTGAATCGCTCAAGACGCTTTGGCCCTTCTGGGCGCGTCCGGAGCAAGACCCGCACCGGGGCGGAAACCATGCGCCACTGGGCGCGCGATTTTCCCCTGGTCAACCTGATCGGCGCCACCGCCGATGATGTGCGCGACGTAATGGTTGAAGGCGAATCCGGCGTGCTGGCGATCTGCCCGCGCGACGAACGCCCTCGCTACGTCGCGCACAAACGGCGGCTGGAATGGCCCAATGGCGCGAAATCGTTGCTGTTTTCCGCCGAGGAGCCTGAGCGGCTAAGAGGAAAACAACATCAGAAATTGTGGGCCGACGAACTCGCGGCGTGGCGCTATCCCGAGGCCTGGGACCAGGCGGTGTTCGGGCTTCGGCTGGGAACAAAGCCGCAGGCCATCGTCACCACCACGCCGCGTCCGACCAAGCTTATGCGCGATCTGCTTGCCGATCCGCTGACTTATACGACGCAACATTCGACCTTTGAGAATGTCGGCAATCTCGCCGAGAATTTTCTTGACCGCGTGGTGCGCAAATATGAGGGGACGCGGCTCGGGCGGCAGGAATTGCACGCCCATATGCTGCTCGATGCGCCCGGCGCGCTGTGGACGCGCGAGAGGATCGAGGCGGCGTTGGCCGACAAGTCAGAAAAGCCCAAGCTCGGGCGCATTGTCGTCGCCGTCGATCCGCCCGCCACCTCGGGCGAGAACGCCGACGAATGCGGCATGATCGTCGCCGGCGTCGCGGTCGACCGCCGCGTCTATGTTCTGGCTGACCTGTCGCGGCAGGGCGAAACGCCGCTCGGCTGGGCGACGCGAGCTGTCGCCGCCCTGAAGGATTTTGGCGCCGATTGCATCGTCGCCGAGGTCAATAACGGCGGCGAGATGATCGAGACTCTGATCCGCCAGGTGGACGCCAATGTGCCTTATCGTGCGGTGCGGGCCAGCCGGGGAAAATTCACCCGCGCCGAGCCTGTCGCCGCTTTGTATGAGCAGGACCGGGTGCGCCATTGCGGCGTCTTTGCGCGGCTCGAAGACCAGATGTGCCTGATGACGCCGGATTTCGACCGGACGCGGGCCGGGTATTCGCCGGACCGCGTCGATGCGCTGGTCTGGGCGGTGTCGGCGCTGGTGTTCGAGCAGGGCGAGGGCGCGGCGGTCTTCGAATTTTACCGCAACATGGCCGCCGGACTGAACCGGCAGGATTGAACCAAATTGGAGTCAAACATGAGCGAACGCGGCGCGGGCCTGCCACGCTGGTCCCTTTCGCCTGTCGAGGTCACGGCACGTTTCGGCGACAGCCCGAACGGCGCCGCCGACTGGTTCGGGCCCTCGGCGCCGCAGGCGCCCGGCGCGCCGGTCGACGTCGCGGGGCGGCAATGGGATTTTCCGTCAGGCTATAATCTCAATTTGCGCACGCGCAGTTTTGAGGCGATTTCCTTCGCTGATCTGCGCGCCTTGGCTGACGCCTACGATTTGTTGCGGCTGGTGATCGAGACCCGCAAGGACCAGATCGAGCGGATGAACTGGTCCATTCGCGCCAAGGCTGGCGCGACGGCCGATCCGGCGCAGATCACAAAGGTCGATAAATTCTTCGAAAGGCCCGATGGCGCGCATGACTGGTCCGCCTGGATGCGCATGATCCTGGAGGATTTGTTCGTCATCGACGCGCCGGCGCTGTGGTGCGAACGCGACCGTACCGGCGCGCTTCTCGCCCTGCATCCGCTCGACGGCGCGACCATAAAACCGGTGCTCGACGCCTGGGGGCGCACGCCGCGTCCCTTTGCGCAGGCGGGGAAACTTGTCTATCCCGTCGCCTATCAGCAGGTTCTCAAAGGGCTGCCAGCGGTCGATTACAGCGTGCGCGATGTGCTCTACCGGCCGCGCAATGTGCGTTCCCATCGCGCCTATGGCTATGCGCCGGTCGAGCAGGTCATCGCCACCGTCAACATCGGCATGAAGCGGCAATTGCATCAGTTGAGCTATTACAGTGAAGGCAATATTCCCGAGAGCCTGATCGGGGTGCCCGACGCCTGGACGCCGGACCAGATCAAGAATTTTCAGGATTACTGGGATCTTTATTTCACCGGCGATCTGGCGCGGCGCCGGCGCGCGAAATTCGTGCCGGGCGGCGTCGCGCGCACTTTTATCCAGACCAAGGAGCCGGAGCTGAAAAACGCTTTCGACGAGTGGATCGCGCGTGTGGTCTGTTTCGCTTTTTCGGTGTCGCCGCAGCCCTTCATCAACCAGATGAATCGCGCCACCAGCGAGACGCAGAAGGACATGGCCGATCAGGAAGGCCTGTTGCCGATCCTCGCCTGGATCAAGCGCCTGTGCGACCATGTCATCGTCATGCTCGGCGGCGAGGGGCTGGAATTCGTCTGGAACAACGAAAGCTTCATCGATCCGACTGTGCAGCGCGAAAATCTTGTCGCCTATGTCGGCGCCGGCATGATGACCCGCCGCCGCGCAGCGGAGATCATGGGCGAGACTCTGCCAGCAGATCCGATGGCCGATGTGCTGACGGTTACGACGGGGCAGGGTGTGATGAAGCTGGTGGGTAATCCCGCGAATGCTCTCGATGGCGTGGCAGGGGAAATGAAGCGCGGCGACCGACCGTTTGATTTGCTAAAACTGCCATCATCGGCCCGAGGCGAAATTTCGGTTGCGGAGCTGAAGAAATACAACCTCAATCATGATGATCGAGGACGTTTCGCGACGGGGGATGCAAACGGCGGGACGAAGCCACAAAAGAACGCTGAAAACTGTGCAGAAGAATGGCAAAAGGCCTACGACAGTTGCGAAGGCCTTCTCAAGCTTCCATCTTTCCATCCTAATCGAGTTTTCTTGGGCGGACATAAGACCTTGGACGGCTGCGCGAGAGGGTTTGTCAGCGAAAGGTGCGGCGGGAATCGGGTTTCGGGAGGTCTGTAAGCGAGGGCATTGCGATGATCGATATGCAAAAAATAGATAAGTTGCTCACTCTCATGCGCAGCAAAAACTGGGCGGCTGCGCACGCCATGCTGGACGAAAATGAAGTGGCCGATCCTGGCGAGCAAACGGTCGCACATTGGCGTGCCGTTCTCTTGCGCGAGGAAGGTCGCTACGAAGAAGTCCTCCAATATCTCGCCGAAAATCTGGATCGGTTTAATTGCAAGACCAGCGTTTTTCACAAACGCGCTGTAATTTTCCACAAAATGGGAAACGACTCCGCCGCACTGAAAGAGATCCAAAAGGCGCCGTTCGATGCCGAAATCGAAAACGATTGGGCGCTGGTCATGGATGCGAAGTTTTTCTATCTTTACCTCATGGTGGAGGCTGGCCTGCCAATTTTGTCCAAAAAATGGGCGGAAATTCCTGATGATTATATCTCCCTCATGCCAACGGGAGATCGGGTTTCGAAAGAACAGCTGACCGAAATTGCCAAACGCCACTACGAAACTTAGCCTTGCATGATCGGTATGAACAAGATTGACAAGTTTTTCGATTTTATTCGACGCAACGATTGGACGACGGCCCATGCCTGGAAACATTCATGACTGAGGCGAGACACAAATATCCGTACTTCAGGGCGAACCTGCGACTGTGGAGCAATACGGAGCGTTGACGCCTCTCGTTCTTGCCTCTTGAAGGCGGAAGAGTAAGCGAGTTCGTCGACTGATCCAATATTTTTCGTTCGAGCGGGGCCGCCCGCGGCTAAGCGAGTATGTCCTTTAATGCACGCGTCAGTCGGTCTGTCTGCTCGGCCGTTCCGACCGTGATGCGCAAAAAATCTCCGATGCGCGGTGCGTTGAAATGGCGGATCAGCACTGCGCGTTCGCGCAACGCCTGCGCCAGTTCGCCGCCCTTGGCCTTTTCATGCCGGGCGAAGACGAAATTGGCGCTCGACGGCAGCACCTCGAAACCGAGTTCGCGCAATTGCGCGGCCATGTTTTCGCGTTCCGCGACGATGATTTTGAGGCTCGTCTGAAAATAGGCTTCGTCCTCGACCGAGGCGACCGCGCCCGCCTGGGCGATGCGTCCGACCGGATAGGAATTAAAACAGTTTTTCACCCGCAACAGCGCCTCGATCAGCGCCGGCGAGCCGAGCGCATAGCCGACGCGCAGCCCTGCCAAGGCGCGCGATTTGGAGAAGGTGCGCACCACCAGAAGATTGGGATGATCGGCCAGTAGCGGGATAGCGGTTTCGCCGCCGAAATCGACATAGGCTTCGTCCACCACCACCGGAATTTTGGCGTTTTGGTCGAGCAAGCGCGCGATTTCGCCGCGTGGCAGCGCGACGCCGGTCGGCGCGTTGGGATTGGCCAGGACGATGGCGCCGCCAGCAGCGCCGCGATAATCGTCAATGTTTATGCGCATGTTTTCGTCGAGGGGGACAGTTTTGGTTGCGACGCCATAAAGCTTCGCCCAGACCGGATAGAAACTATAGGTCACATCCGGAAACAGCAGCGGCTTTTCGTGCTTGAGCAGCGCCTGAAACGTGTGCGCCAAGACCTCGTCGGAGCTGTTGGCGATGAAGACGTTTTCGACGCCGAGACCGTGATAGGCGGCGAGGCTGGCGCGCAGGGCGGTGGATTCCGGATCGGGATAAAGGCGCAATGACCCGTCGACCGCGTTGCGCATCGCTTCGATCGCGCGCGGCGAGGGCGGCAGCGGACATTCATTGGTGTTGAGTTTGACCAGGCCCTCGATGCGCGGCTGTTCGCCGGGCGTATAGGGGCTCAAGCCCTGCGCGACAGCGCTCCAGAACTGCATTTCGGCTCAGTGCCTCTTTTTCGCGCCCTCAATCGAGCGAGGCGACTCTTTAGCAAAAAAACCGTCCCGAAGGCCAGTCCCGTCGCAAGCGGGGCTGGCGCATCAACAGGAGCGCCCGCGTGTCGGACCAGCTTAACTTGTTCATTCCCCTCAGCAAGGCGGACGCCGCCCAGCGTCTGATATATGGTTACGCCACGGCGGAACTGCCGGACCGTTCGGGCGAAATCTGCGATTACGCAACAACAAAACCTTATTACGAACAATGGTCGGCGGATTTCGCCAAGGCCTCCGGCGGCAAAAGCCTCGGCAATCTGCGCGCCATGCACGGCAAGGTGGCGGCGGGCAAAATTTCGGCCATCGCCTTCAACGACGAGGAAAAACGCATCGAGATCGCCGCCAGGATCATCGATGACGACGAATGGCGCAAGATCGAGGAAGGCGTCTATACCGGCTTCAGCCAGGGCGGCGCCTATGTGAAGCGCTGGGCCGATCCGGAAAATCCCGACTTCACCCGCTATACCGCCTGTCCAAGCGAGATCTCGCTGGTCGATTTGCCCTGCCTGCCGCAAGCCACCTTCGAATTGGTGAAAGCCGATGGCGCCCGCGAAAAGCGGGCCTTCGCCGGGAAGGCGCCGCCGTCGCCGGTTGTCGGTGTCGGTCCGTCCTTGCGCGCTTGGCTCACCGGCCATGTGGAGAGCGACGCCGCTGCAGCCGATACGATCGCCGGGTTTTTCGCCGCGATCGAGCATGATCTCAATGCCGATCCGGCCCATTCGATCGCGCTTTCGGCCCTTCTGGCCACGCTCAAAAGCCAGTGCATTGCGGCCTTGCAGCCTCGGGCGGCACAGAAGCTGGCCTCGTCTGACGCGCATCTCGAAAAGCTGGCCTTTGATCTCGCGCCGCGCCTCGCGGAATTGGCCGAGCGTGTCAGCGCGCTCGAAAAGACGCCCGCGCCGCCGCCGCTGATGCCGGGCTTTGCCCCTGTGTCGAAATCGGCCGAGGTCAACCTTGACGATCTCGCGGCCGAACTGGCGCTTTTGTCGCCGGAAAAAGCCTCCCTCCTGCTGATCAAGGCCGCACAGGCCCGGCCGCAACGATTTGGCTGAGCCCTCATCTCCCATCGCAACCGAGAAAGCATGTCCATGACCGCACAACACACCACGCTGGAATTGAATCAGGCGATCCGCTAGGCGCAGTCTGCTCCACTGTCCGATCCGCGTTTCGCCAGCCTGGAAAAGTCCAGCTTTTCGCAAAGCGCTTCGGCGACGTCGGGGCTTACCTATTACGATCTCGAAACGGGCGCCAAACTGCTCTTTCCGGCGCTGACGCCGCTGCGCAATTCGATTCCGCGCGTGTCTGGCAAGGGAGGCATTCAGGCCGCCTGGCGGGCCATCACGGCGGTCAATTCCAACGGGCTGCGGGTTGGCGTTTCCGGCGGCAATCGCGGCGGCGTCGCCGCCATGACGACCAAGGATTATGTGGCGACCTACAAGGGCATCGGCATCGAGACCAGCGTCGATTTCGAAGCCCAATAC